CCAATCGTATATTTTTCTCAGCAAGAAAAATATTAACATCAGCCAAAGATGAAAGTACTATGTCAACTACAAACCCGAATTGATCTGATATATCAAATCCGGACCCGGGCTTACGAGCTTCCAAAAAGTTTTGAGTGACCTTCACTTCACCTTTGGTCAACAACTCTGTGGCTTGCTTGATTGACTCTGGAATGCTACCAGCAAAATAAATATTTATTATTTTGATTAAGAATTCTTTAAAATCTACATCAGTCTTTTCTAGATCCGGAGCTCCTTCAGATCCAGGAAACAATATAGAAGTAATGACCTGATATAAAAACTCAGTTCTTGTGGTTTGATGATAAATGTCGGCCTGAATACTCTCAAGAGAGAGTTTTAATTCAGACAAAGCAATAGCTATCGATTTAATTTCACGTGTATAATTTGGGCCATCAATACTGCTTTGCCAATACGAACTAAGCAAGGCCAAAAATAATTTGAAATTGCGATTAGTTTCTGCACTTAATTTATTTAAATATTCTTCACCAGCCTCAAAAGTATTAAGATTTACGCTAATGATAGCCATTATGCAGACCGGTATGTAATTGTCAAATCACCAACGGAAAGATTTTCAATCTGACTAACCTCAATATCCTTTGTACCTTTATCACCGGATATGACATAGGTAGCCGTAAAAGCGTGATTGTCAGGTGTATCAGCAGGCACGATTCCAGCATTTAGAGAAATAATTACATGATTGGCTGTTCTATCTAATCGAGCTGCCGCTATTGCATCGGGGGTTATGTAAATAGGAGCTAACGTAGCATCATCTGAATATCCGGAAATGATCGCCCCGCCTTTTCCTATGATGTACGCTTGTTCGACTTCCGCTCCAACATTCGTAAGAAGGGAAGCTTTCTTCATAATTAACTCATTCATATATACGCCAAAATGAATAGTTGAGTTGCCACCAGTATCGACCGTGTTAAATGGTAATGGTTGAGTTAGTATATAAACAGCATTGGTGAATAACGACAGAGAAGGTAAGAAAACATAATCGGATAGAACTTGATCTCGTACTCTCATTGCTCCATCTTGAAGAGTCATCTTTGCAAATGGTTGAACTATGAAATCAACACCTGTAGTATCATCAATTACGGCTGCAACATCTGATTGGTGAATTGGTTGTCCAATGCTTTTAGTTTCAGTCAAAATAGAAACATTCGTACGAATTGTTTGATCGACTGTGGATTGATCTGCATTCGGTTTTAACTGGACAGTTGTTTCAACAGTTAACGGATTCTCTAGAGCTTGCTTAACGATCGCGTCGGCTGTGATATGTTTTTTCGAATTAATTCTAGTTTGAAGTTGCTGTAACACATCGTTAACAACATAAGTAACCTGGAAATTCTCATCGTGTTCATAATCAACGGATATGGTATCACCCGATGCGATCGCAGATAAAGCTGTTCTAACAATTCTTATCGCTTTGGTCTGCGTACCATTTACAATAAGATAATCCGGATTTGACGTACCAGGACCATTATAGGTAATAACTCTATCTGCTGAAAACACTTTTAAAGTGAAAGTGTTGATACCAACAGAGTTAAGCGGTTCTTCAAAAGAACCAATCATAACATGTTGTTCATCGGAGATAGCAATAGACGTTCCTGTCGGAATCCCATCAACTTGGTTTATTTCAATATAATCACTAGCAATGGTGCTTTCACCATCAAGTAGAGGATCTTGAACTTTGAACAAAGTAAACCCAGCAGAAGCATCAAGTGCTCCCGACACTTCTCCTGATACCGATGCGATCCTTCTTATTGGTTGTACACCGGCTGTAAATTTGTTGTTGCTTCTGAATCTGTAATCACCTTCAACGAAATCGTCCAATAATGTCAGCGGTTGTGGTATTGATGTATTTAATTGAATAGTCCGATAATCGTTAATCGTGACACCTGTCAAATCATAAGAAGCTGTTGGGAAAACAGAGTGATTCCTCAACCCGAACCCAAGAGCCGGATTATTTAGCATTTCCTGAATCGGATTATCAATAGTCAGCCTTGAATCTCGAGCTCTAAAAATCAAATTAATAGGATCAATAACATCAAACCTAACACTTCGTGCTACGCTGAATTGAAATGCGAAAGTCTCAGTTATGGTTCGCTCGATAACGCCTTTGATATAAATATCAACTTTGCCGCCGATATGCTTCATGCGAACAGGGTCATAATCCCGCATCATGAACGTATCACCAGATTTCACAATTTTGACGTCCAAAACACCCGGGCTATACACTGATGTTGTTTCATATCCAGACCCAGTACCAGAATCGAGAGAAGAGAGAGCTCTCATCCCATTTTCGGCTAGACTCAAGTTGCTTTCTGTGTCTAAGCCAAACTGAGCCGCTTCTTCATTTATAGTTTGAAAACCCTGAGCTCCAGATTCGATTGTATCCAGTGCCTCTGCCGGTACATTTCCGGCTGACCCTGGAGTCTCCGCTACCATCTGAGCTTTGATTTCATATCTGCGCGTCTCAGGATTGTAAAAAGAACCGGAGCTCGCAAAGGGGATCGCATACTGACCCTTTGTTCTAAATCTAGGGGCATTTGGACTAGTAGAAGATGAAACGATAGAATCTTGAGAGATCACCATATTTTTAGTTGGTTTTGAAGTAAGATAAAATGTTTGATCCACGACCGCCGGACGGCGTCCTTGACGACTGATTCCGAAATTTAGAGCCAACGCATCGAATGATGAATCAATCAACGATTGAACCGAAGTATCATCAGCAATCGCCAATGCTGTCTTCAGATTTTGCTTATACTGAGAATTTGTAACAGATACACTAGTTCCACTCAAATTAGGATCGTCGATGGCAAGAAGCGCAGCAAAAGACTTTGCCCTATGGACGAAATCCATGAGGAAGTAGCTCTTTTGCATCTCATTTGAAAATGGTTCTATATGAACTTCTCTTACTGTAGAACCAGGAATTAACGAGAGCGTAGGCTGAGCTTTTTGAACTTGCGTTATATAGTCATTCGTGATTCGGCTCTGGTCTCGTATCCTAATCCCTCGAACAGTCGTATCAAGCGGAAGAGGAGAACCGGATAATTCAAGAGAGTATCTACTCTCTTGAAGAGTCCCCGTGTCCTTATTGAAATAAACCGCAGTTACAACATAAAACAAAGGATCAGATGGATCAACAAACGAGAACACATCATTGTTTAGAATTCCAGTACCGATATCAGCATTACGATCATGATTGAACAAAAATAATGGTGTTTTGATTATCTGAGAAACAGCTATATCAAGTCTATAATTTGGAGACTGAATCAATGGAACGAAATTTTGACTCTTTCTAGAAACAATCACACTAGAAGCCGGGTCAATTGTATTTGCAATAATTTCTAAATCTAAACTTGTAGAATCGCTGAAATCGTATGAGAAGGAGTCCTGGGTAAATGTTTCAACATTAATTTCAACAGGAGTAACACCAGGGATTAAATCTAAATTAATTTTTAAATATCCAGATCTAGTACCACCTTGCCCGGTAGACGCGTAAACGTTATATCCTGTAGCTACAATGGTGTTAGTGTCAGCCCATAACAAATCGATAGAGGTAGCTCTTCTGCGTAATTGAGCACCAGTTGGGGCTTGTAAAATAGCACCAAGTTCAGATTCACTTACAACCGTAACTGTAATAGTAGAAATAGGACTCGAGCTACCAGATATGTCAATAGCCCTGAGTCTAATCGTATTTTTACCACGATCTAAAATGAGACCACTAGGAAAACTTGATGGATTCGGAACTGTAAAATTAGGAAGCGCGATTTTAACTAAAGTAGGGTCAGAAACAAAACCAGCACCATTTATGTCAATTTGAACATCGATAGTGTTCGTATCAACAGAACCAGTAAATACGAAACCTTGTAAATTGGATGAAATGGTTAGGTTGGTCGTGGAACCAGACCCGTCAAAAAAGTTAATTTTGGGTGCAAGGGCCATTCAATTTATGATACCCAATCAAGGCGTTAACTATGATAGTATATCTTAAAGGCGATGCTACAGACCCGCAGGCAAAGGGACCCAAACTTATTATCCACATCTGCAATACGATCGGAGGGTGGGGGCGAGGTTTTGTGTTATCAGTGTCAAAACGATGGACAGCGCCTGAAAGATGTTATCGTAATTGGCATAAGAACCGAATTCATTCTGAAGTATACGGAGAAGATAAAGTTTTTGAATTAGGGGCTGTTCAAATAGTCCAGGTTAAACACGACACTTGGGTTGTAAACATGATTGCACAAAAGGGGATCGGGATGGGTAGCAACGGACCACCTATCCAGTATAAAGCATTAGAATCTTGTCTTCAAAAGGTTGATTTGATTGCCATGGAGAAACAAGCATCCATACACGCGCCGCGCATTGGCTGCTCTTTATCAGGAGGAAGTTGGTCTAAAGTAGAACCATTGTTATCAGAAACATTAAAAAATCACATGGTTTATATCTATGATGTTCGTGGTTCAACGTATAATTCATGAGCCTAAAACTTTAATTATCTCATTATCTTTGTATAACAATAGCTGATCACAATCGAACATTGGAGCGGGCGTTGGGAGGTAATAGAACTGATAATAAATGAGACGCTAAAAAATCACACTGTTTATGTTTATGATTTCAATTCTTGATTTTTAACATCAGAAATAGCATTAAAAGCTTCCTATCCACGCAATAGGAAGTCAGGCTGACTTGTGAGATTAAGATTCAATAATGTTTTCGGATCTGCCAATAGAGTGAATGGGTTAGGATTACCTATAACTCGTTTTAGTACAACTGGTTCGCGACTACGAGTTGTGATTTGAGCAGATAGAATAACGGTCGTTGGGTCGTCATCAGGTTGAACTGCCGTTATATCATCCAATGATAACGGGAACTCAGCATCAGAAACTTGTTGTTG